GATGCCCGCCGCTCAATCCGCCAATGTGGAAAAACAGGTCACAAGCAACAATTACAGGGGTGCCTTCAAATTTCTTCAGACCGTGCTGGAACATCCGTTCATGTCACCAAACGAGGTGGCGAAGCGAGCCGCATACGAGGCCCAATTCCGCGATGGCACCCAGATCCGCGCCAACGTCACCGTGCAGGGCTGGCTGCGCGACGGTGTTGATCTCTGGCGCTGTGGCGACGACGTTATCGTGAACTCGCCAATGGCGATGCTCAACTTCGTGATGAAAATCCAGACGCTGACATTCCAGCAAGACAACCAGAGCGGTACGACGACCTTGCTTGAGCTGGTGATGCCGTGGGCGCTCTCGGACAGGCAATTCAGTGCGCTTGACAATCCGGCCAATCCGCCGACCGACCCGAACCTCCCAAGCACCGGCAGCACGCAAACCGGCAGACCGCCCGGACCCGTTTAAGACAAAAGGAAAATCCCCATGCACCGGCAGACACCACTGACGGCGGGCTTCGTCGGCTATTCCGGCGGTGGCGCACGCGCGCTGATCGACAGCATCGATGACGGCAAGCTGATGCAGCAAATGAAGGGCGCGATGATGGGCGAGTCGCGCGAGGGCGTCGAGTCGCCTCAGAACTATGGCTTCTCCAGCGTGGTGCGGGCGGCGACCAAGGGCGCGAATGGCATGATCCAAGAATGCGCCGAGGGCTTCATGTCGTATTTCGGTGGTAACCGAACGTCGAATTTTTGCGCCGTGATGGACGACCGGCGCTTTCGGCCGCTGCACCTGAAGGAGGGTGAGAACTCCCAGTACGACGATCTTGGGCAGATGACGCTGTTGCGTCGCACGGGTCTCTATCTCCTGTCGCTGGACGGTGCCGACGACAGCCAGAAAAGCAGTAGTGGCAAGGACGCCAGTGGCGGCGGCCAACAGCAGAATGTGGAGCGCATGGTGTCGCTGCGCCACGTCAATAAACAGAAGCAGGAGCGACCATCGCGCGGCGGCGGCGGGGATCAAAGCGGTAGCGGAAGCAGTGGTGGCGGAGGTGCCGGGACTTTGGTGGCCGGTCAATATGCCAGCGGCAGCGATCAGCAGTCGAAGGACTACAAACACGAAGGCGAAAGCGTCAACCACGAAGTGCGCGTCACCAAGGGCCGCATCGAGTTCAGGTCTGGCGACGCTGTCGTCGGTTACTACGACGGCCAAAGCAAGAAGTGGAGCTTTACCGGAGAAATGCATCTCGGCGCTGACAGTGCGAGTCATCCGGCCTACGGCGTCAGTGGTGGCGTCGGCATGACGACCGTAACGAGCGGCAGCGGTGCAGTGCTGGTCAACGCGACGAAGCCCGGACCGCCAACGTCGATGGACGGTGAGCCGTTCGAAGCGCGCGATGCAAAAATCGCTCAGCTTGAGGCTAGGATCGCGGCGCTAGAGGCGAGGCTGGCCTGATGCCGGATGTGAGGCTCGTTCAGGACTCGGCTGCCTTCCCGGCGTATCAGATCCCTATCGACTGGTCGCTGCTCGGCGACGGTACGCTGGACGACACGCAGGCGCTGGCCACGGCGGTGGTCGTCGCGCTCGGCACCGACCGGCTGGCGCTGCCTGACGACATTCTGCCGGACCCGGACTCGACGGATCGCGCCGGATGGTGGGGCGATCTGGATGCGGCAGAGCTGTTCGACGGCTGGCCGATTGGCACGCGGCTGTGGCTGCTCAAACGCGCCAAGATCGTCGGCCCGGAAGATCCCGAAGGTGCAACCGTGTCTCGCGTCGAGGAATACATCAGCGAGGCGATCCAGCCGTTTGTCGATCTGAAGATCGCGTCCAGCTTCGATGTGGAGGCTCAGCGCGTCGGGGTCGAGCGGATCGACGCGCTGGTGACGATTTATCGCGGCCCGAAAACGCCGGTCGAGCTGCGCTTTCAGATCCTGTGGCAGGAGATCTTTTCCGAGAGCGCAGCGGTCGGAAGAAACCAGTATTGATGGAGGGTTGAGCATTGCCTTGGAGTACCCCGACCCTAAAGACCGTGCGCGGTCTCGTCCGCGACGACGTCCGCGCATCGCTGCCGGGCGCGGACGCCAGCGTGCCCAATTCGGTGCTGCGCGTGCTGTCCGACGCGCAGGGCGGCCTGTGCCATCTGACGCTGCAATATATCGACTGGCTGGCGCTGCAGCTCCTGCCGGACACCGCCGAGACCGAATGGCTCGACCGGCACGGACAAATCTGGCTCACCAATTCTGACGGCACCAAGGGCCGCAAGCAGGCGACGTTTGCGTCAGGCTCGGTGACCTTCACCGGGGTTGATGGCACCGTCGTGCCTATCGGGACGCAGCTCACCGGGCCGGTTGGATACGAGACGACCGCCGACGTCACCATCGGCACCGGGCCGACCGAAGCGCCGGTTCGCGCGCTCGATCCCGGCGTCGTCGGTAACATGAACTATGGCGACGCGCTGTCGCTGGCGACGGCGATCCCCAACGTCGATGGCATTGCGACGGTGGTCTCGATGGACGGTGGCGTCGATACCGAGAACGACGACGACCTTCGTGCGCGCATCCTGCACCGCATCCAGAACCCACCGATGGGCGGAGCGGTGGCGGACTATGTCACATGGGCGCTCGCGGTCCCCGGCGTCACCCGCGCGTGGGCCGCACCGGAGCAGGGCATTGGGACCATGACGGTGCGCTTCCTGATGGACGAGCTGCGTGCTGACGACGATGGCTGGCCACAGCCAACCGACGTGCAGGCGGTCGCCGACTACATCGACAAGATGCGCCCCGTGACGGTGAAGGATTGCTACGTGCTCGCGCCGATCAAGCAATTCATCGACGTCTCCATCGCTCATCTGGTGCCGAGCACAATGGCAGCGGCGGGCGCGATAGAGGTCAGCATTCGGGAAATGCTGCACGAGCTGGCGGCTCCGGGCCAGACCATCTATGCGGCGTGGATCTCCTACGCGATCATGAACGCGCCCGGCGTGCAGTCGTTTCAACTACTCTCGACCGCCGATTGCGTGATGCCTGATCTTGGCCACATGGCGGTGCTCAGCACCATCCTCTACGATGTGCCGCCATCCACATGAGTGATCGACACGTTCGTCGTCTCGGTCAGGACTACGGCGACGCCTTCCTGTCATTGCTGCCGCAGGGGCAAGCGTGGCCGAAATATCCCGGCACGACGCTGGATCTGGCTTGTCGCGGGCTCGCCGAATACTGGGGCTTTGTCGATAGCCGCGCCGCCGATCTGTTGGAGCGCGAAAGCGACCCGCGCTACACCATCGAGCTGCTGCCGGACTGGGAGCGCAACTGGGGCCTGCCCGATCCCTGCTACACCGCGCCGCAGACCATTGGCGAGCGCCAGCTCGCGCTGATCATGCGGATGACGATGGTGGGCTCGCAGTCGCGCGAGTTCTTCATCAGCGTAGCGGCAATGATCGGCTACACGATCACGATCTCGGAATACCGGGTGTGGGTTGTCGGCCTCGATCAGTGCGGGGACAGCCGCGTCTACGGCAAGGCTCCGTTGCCGAACTACGACGCATGGGGCCGCCCGATCCTCAATCCGCGCGGCGTCCCGATCGCCGACGGCGAATTGTCGGCGTGGCCGCAGTATGGGCTCGGCCCGCCAACCAATCGCTTCTATTGGACCGTTCACGTCGACGAGGCGAAACTGATTTGGTTTCGCTGTTCGAGCGGTCAGTGCGGCGTCGATCCGCACTTGCGCATCGGCACCGCCGACGATCTCGAATGCCTGCTCGATCGCTGGAAGCCGGCGCATACGCAAATCATCTTCGATTATTCCGGCCTGACAACTGGCGGCGACATGGCCGGCACACCGTAAGAAAGGAAAAGGGTAATGCTCTATAATCAGCCCTATGGGGTATCCAACCCGGACGCTTCGTATGTCAACGGCAATCCGGCCACGGGCCAAATGGGATCGATCCCGCCAGCGTTGTCCATCGAGGCACCGCAGCGTGAGATCGTCGCCGCCATTGTCGGCTGCGGTCTGACGCCAAGCGGTGCGCTGAATCAATTGCTGCAGTCGTTCAAGATGGCCGACGTTTGCAATGTGCTGAAGACATCGCAGAACCTTGGCACAAACAACCAGTGGAGCGCATCGATCCCGGTGCTGCCGGTCGCGCCGCAGCCGGGAGGAACCGCATTTTGGTTCAGATCGAACTTTCCATCGGTGACCGGCGGCACGCAATTGTCGCTGAATGGCGGCCCGTTCTATCCGGTCGTGCATCCCGATCTCGCGCCGGTCAACGAAGGCGACGTGGTGCCAACGGCGTGGATGTTGCTGTTCTTCGACGGCACACGCTGGATGATCATCGCAGGATCGAGCCGCCGCATTGGTGACCTTCCGCTGTTGCAGCGAAATATCGATTGGTACGTCAACGCAGCCACCGGCAACGACAGCACGCTCGACGGCACCGCTGCGGCGGTGAGCGGCACGCACGGACCATTCAGGACGGTGCAGCGCGCACTGTACGAAGTCGTCAAGTACAACATGAATGGCTACAACGAAAACATCAACATCGCGGACGGTCTCTATAATGAAAGCGTGGTTTGCCTGCCGCTCAACGGTTCGGGTTCGGTACTATTCAAGGGCAACAGCGCCGCTCCCGGCAACGTGCAGATCAACGGCGTGTCTGGCCCGACCAATTGCGCGATCTTTCAGTCGGCAGGGCAATACGAGTATGACGGCATTCGCGTTTCGACACCCGTGGGGTCGATGGATGGGTTGGCGCTCGCAGCCGGTCGCGCGACGATCCACAACGTGCGCTGCGGGCCGTGCGGGCGCTATCAACTATCGTGCTCTGGCGGCTTCATGGTGTTTGACACCGCCACCGTCACCATCGAGGCATCCTCCAATTCGCAGGGCCATATGCACGCGGAGAGTTCTGGGCAGATCGGAATTTTCGTCCAAATCCCGGCGAAGTGGCCCGTGCTGAATGTTCTCGGTGCCGTGAGCTACACCCAATCGTTCGTGGATGGTGTCAAGCTGGGTCAAGTCAACGTTCGCTATACGTCGATCACAGGCGGCGCGAGTGTGACCGGCCCGAAATATCTGGCCTTCGGCAACGGCGTCATCGACAGCGTCGGGATGGGCGTGAACTATTATCCCGGCAGTGTAGCGGGATCGGTCAACACCGGCGGGCAATATCTGTAGG